CGCTGCGCCAGTATGTCGAGCGCGGCGGCGGCCAGGACGAGACGGTCGACTACCAGATGCCCTACATCGTCAACCGGGCAGAGCGGTCGCTCGCCGACAAACTCAAAATCCAGGGGTATCGCCATGTCTTGGTCTCGCGGGTTCAAACAGCCAAGGCCGTTATTGCGAAGCCCGAAGGCTGGCGAAACACCGTCTCCATCAACATCGGGACCGGCCCTTCGAAGAATCGACGCACCACACTACGTGCTCGATCCTACGAGTACATTCGCTCCCTCTATCCCGACGACACCCGAGTGGACACCCCGGTCTTCTACACGGACTACGACCAAGATCATTGGCTCGTCGGGCCGACCCCTGATGACAATTACCCCTTCGAAGCCCTCGTCTACCGGCTCCCAGACCTTCTTGGGGAGGAGAACCAGCAGAACTACCTGACGCAGTTCACGCCGAACATGCTGCTCTACGAATGCCTCAAGGCACTGGAGCCGTTCATCAAGAACGACGGCAGGATGATGCTGTGGAAGACGCTGGCCGATGACGAGTTCAACAACGTCAACATGCAGGACATGGCGAAGGTCTCCGACCGCGCACAGTTGAGGGCATCGTCATGAGCTACACCAACATCTTCGGCGGCGACAACATCAATCCTGCCGATCTCAGCTTCAAGCTGTACGACTTCCGGAGCGGTGAGCTGGCGTCGGTCAAGGACCTCTTCCTGTACTGGCCGTTCGAGGCGCTCGACGGCAAGGCAGTTGTCGCCGACAAGATCGACGCCATCACCACGGCGACCGCGGGCGACAGCTTCACCATGCCCGATGCGACCCTGGTCAGCGTCGGCGAGGACGTGCTGTGGAGCAACACCGGGGCCACGTCTTTCCCGGTGCGGCGCTACGACGGCACGGTGATCTGCATCGTGACGCCGGGCACCTCTTGGTACATCTACTTGACCGACAACACGACGCCCGCCGGGACGTGGCGCGCGGTGCAGTACGGGGCCTCGACCTCGGCGGCCAATGCCGCGGCGCTCGCCGGGTTCGGCCTGCGCTCGACCGAGACCGGGCGGATCGACCAGAACTACCTGACCAACGCGAGCGGCGGCAATCTTCTGCTCGACGCCCAGAGCCGCGCCCAGGTCTACCGCAACACGGGCGGCGCGGCGGTGTGGACGATTGCCCCGGCGGCGACCCTCGGACCGTCACCGAACCCGGCCAACGGCTGGTTCGTCACGGCGATCAATGCGGGCGGCGGCAACGTCACCATCACGCCCGAGACCGGCGAGCTGATCGACGGACAGGCGACCAAGGTGCTTGGCCCCGGCGAGTCGTTGGTCGTCTATTGCTATGGTGCCGGTTTCGCGACCATGGGGCATGGCCGCTCGCTGTCGACCAACGTGGCGGGCATCAGCATCGATGCGTCGGGCACGGGCGACCAGACGCTGAATGCGACCCAGGTCGCCGCCCAGGTGCAGGACTACACGGGGGCGGTGACGCCGCCCAAGACCATCATCTACGGTCCCGGCACCGGCTACTGGTTCGTCTACAACAACACCAACGGCCCGCTGCAGTTCAAGGGCTCGCCGACCGACAGCCCGATCACCCTGACCCAGAGCACGTTCTCGATCCTGCGCAGCCAGGGCGGTTCGCTCGACGTCGCCTTCACGGCGACCTCGGGCACGGTGACCATGGTCTCGGGAGTCGTCGACCAGATCGTCACCAACCCGACGACCGGCATCACCTCGACCGGCACGGTCGACCTCAGCGTCATCACCGGCCTCGCGCCCGGCACCTACGGCGGCGTCCCGGCCCCGGTCGCCGCGGCGGTGGTCACCGGCTCGATTGCCCTCACCGTGCTCACCGTCAGCGCCGTCACCAGCGGCACCCTGTCGGTCGGCCAGCGCATCGAGGGCACCGGCATCGCCGCAGGCACCTTGATCACCGCGCTGGGCACGGGTATCGGCGGCATCGGCACCTACACCGTCGACATCTCGCAGACTGCTGCGAGCACGACGATCTCGGCCTTCGCGGTGACGACTCCCGCCACGAAAGTGCCAATTCTCACACTCGACAACCGCGGCCGGGTGCGCGTCGCCTCGCAGGCCGACATCGCCATCACCGCCACCCAGGTGCTCGACCTCGGGGTGGTGTTCAACTACCTGATCCCGGCCTCGACCATGCTGCCCTACGCCGGGAATATTCTTCCGCCGGTTATTCCCGGCACGACGACTCGGGCGTGGTTGCTGTGCGACGGCTCGACCGCCCTCAAGTCCGACTATCCGCGCCTGTGGGAGGCCATCAAGGGCACCTACGGCCCGTTCGGCGGCACCGTCGACGATCTCGTCGGCACCTTCACCTTGCCCGATACGCGCGGTCGCACGCTGTTCGGCCTCGACGCCACGGGCGTGCGCCTGACGTCGGCGTGGTTCACCGGCAATCCGGCGACCCTCGGCGCGGGCGGCGGTGCGCAGTTCGAATCGGCCGGGTTCAACCTGCCCAACATCGGCGTCGGCGTCGGTGGCTGGTGGAGCGGCGGCGGCTACACCGCGACCGGCTACACCACCGGCCAGCAGTCGGTCCACATCGGCGGCACGACGTGGCAGGCCGATGGCTGGGGCGGCGCGGCAGGCGGCGGCCCGCTGATTGGCTCGCACAGCCACTATTACGAGGTTCACGGCAACACCAGTGGCGAGTCGTTGACCGTCTACATCAACAGCTTCGGCGCATCGGGCGGCACCAACGCCTACAGCGGCGCGACCAACAATGCCACCAACGTGCCGCCCGGCCTGATCGTCCGGCACATCATCAAGACGTGACATGGCGCAGGGACCTCAAACCGTCATGGCGGCGCGGCCGCAGCTCATGGTCTCGGCGGCCGGTGTCGGGCGCGACGGCACGCGCCTCAGCCAGAAGACCTACATCGAGTACCTGTGGTGCCGGAGCTACCAGGGCACGCCGCGCAAGATGGGCGGCTACCTTGAGCAGCTTCGCTCGGTCAACGGCATCGTGCGTGCCATCGACGTGTTCTCGAAGGACGGCTACAGCTACATCCACCTCGGCACCGGCAACGCGATTCAACGCTATGCCATCGACAATTCGACCGGGGCCAACACTGGCCTGCTGACGCGCACGCCGGTCGGCTACATGACCAATCCAGACTTCAACTGGCAATTCGCCCAGATGGTCGACATCCCGACCGATTCGACCATGATCTTCGCCAACGGCACGCCCAACGCCTCGCGCATCACCGGCTCGTCGGCCCATCCGGTCTACTTCGGCGACGTCGTCGGCGAGGGCGCGCTGGAGCCCATCGAGCCGGGCACGGCCTTCACGGCGGCGATCTCGGGCACGACGATGACGGTGACCGCGATGGATCGCGGCGAGCTGTACGAGGGCCTGGAAATCTTCGGGCCGGGCATTCCGCCGGGCACCACCATCGAAGAAGTGACGACGCCTTACGACTCGGGGCCGCCTGTGGTGAACGGCGTCTACGAATTGTCGGCCTCGCTGACCATCGCCAGTAATGCGTTTACGGCGCACAAGGTCGAGTCGTCGGGTGGCATCTGCGCCGTCGCGCTGACTCTCTTCCTGTACGGCCGCGACGGCATCGTGCAGTGGTCGACCCCCAATAATCCTTTCGATTTCTTGGGAATCGGCTCGGGCGACGCCCGGCCGGTGGGCGACAAGATCGTGCGCGGCATGCCGCTCAGGGGCCAGCAGGGTTCGGCGATCATCATGTGGTCGCTGTCGAGCGTCATCATCGGCACCTTCGTCGGCACGCCGCTGTGGTGGGATTTCACCACCGTCACCACCAACTCGTCGGTGCTCTCCTCCAACGGCTTCATCGAGCACGAGGGCATCTACTACTGGGCGACGACCTCGGGCTGGTCGATGTTCAACGGCGTCGTGCGCGAGATGCCGAATTTCGACAATCGCCAGTGGTTCCTCGATAACCTCAACTGGCAGCAGCGCCAGAAGGTGTTCGCCTTCAAGATACCGCGCTGGAACGAAATCTGGTGGTGCTTCCCGTTCGGCAAGGCGACCGAATGCACGCACGCCGTGATCTATAACTGGGCCGAGAAGAAGTGGTACGACACGGTGCTGCCCAACACCGGCCGCTCGGCGGGCTACTACGAGTTCGTCTACAACTACCCGATCATGGCCGGGGTCGAGCACAACGAGGACACCTCGGGCGGCACCAGCATGTGGCAGCACGAGACCGGCCTCGACGAGGTCTCGGGCACCATCCCGGTGCCGCGCGCCATCATCTCGCGCTTCCGCACCCACGAGTTCAACATCGTCGCCTCACAGCCCGGCCAGCAGGGCGTCGACCAGGGCCTGTCGTTCTCGATCCTTGAGCCCGACTTCGACCAGAAGGGCGACCTGCAGTTCACCGTGATCTCGCGCGCCAACGCGCGGGCGCGCGAACGCACCACGGGTCCGATCACCATCGTCGAGAAGCCGACGACTCCGGCCGAACAGGTCGTCAAGTTCAAGCATTCCGGGCGGCTCACCAGCTTCATCATCGAGAGCAATACGCTCGGCGGCAACTTCGTTTCCGGCGCGCCGCTCATCCACTGGCAGCCCGGCGACGCGCGGCGCGAGGATTGATGGCGATCAAGCTCACCATCCCGCACCCCTACCCGCTCGACTGGTTCGACTGGCTCGACACCTTCGTCGGGCTGAACGTCGTGATCCCTGGTTCGGCTTTCTCCGACAATTCGGACTGGATGAACTTCGCCGACCGGCTGTCGCAGTTCGTGCCCGACACGCCGACCGGCTCCGACTTTGACTCGTGGCAGGACTGGGTTCTCGCACTGCGGTCCAGCCTGTCGCTTTGAATATTAGAAGTGTAACCTAGGTCCACTGCCAGCTACGGGTAGGCCCAGCTCATCTGCGGCTTTGAGGCGGCGGACCGACTGCTACTGGAGTCGTCGTCATGCCCCCAGATATGCCGCCACCCCAAGGTGCATTGTCACAGGCTGCTGGTCCGCCCCCTGCTGGCCCGCCGTCTGGGCCGCCTGCGGGTCTGCCTCCCCCTGGCCCGCAGGCGGCCGCTGGAGCGCCTCCGGCGGCTCCCGGCATGCCACCACCTCCGGCGGCCGGACAGCCTCCTGCCAAGCCTCCCAGGCCCGGCAACGAGGGGCTGATCAATCGGGTCCTCGGCTTGATCTCGGGCGAGACCAAGCAGAAAGAGCGAGAAGAGCACCAGCAGGCCCTGGTCGAGGCCATGCGCGCGGGAGCGCAAAAGGCCCTGGAAGGCGTATCGGCGCTTTCCACCATGGCCCAGCAAGGCGACCCGACTGCGCGCATCAGGGGTTTGATGTCGCAGGCCGGGTCGCCGGGCCTGGGCGGTGGCATGCCGGGGGCCGAAATGTCGGGCTCGGGCTTCGCCCGCGGTGGCTACCCCGACCTCATCGGGCTCGACGAGCCGCCCGGTCTGCCGGTGCGCGACACCTTCGCCCGCGGCGGCGGCAACCGCTTCGTGCCGCCCAACGGCATGAGCGGGCGCTCCGATCAGGTCGAAGCACGCCTGTCGCCCAACGAGTACGTGATGGACGCCGAGACCGTCTCGATGCTGGGCGACGGCTCGCCCGACGCCGGGGCCGACAAGCTCGACCAGTTCCGCTCCAACGTCCGCAAGCACAAGGGCAAGGCGCTCGCCAAGGGCAAGTTCTCGCCCAACGCGCGCAAGCCCGAGAGCTACCTGTCATGAGCGCCCAGCTCGCCCTCAAGGTCGACGACTCGACGGCCGTCTTGATCAAAATCATCGACGAGCCGATCACGGTGTGGTCCGCCGTCCACCGCTGGATCGAGGACGGGCTGAAGCACGAGCACGCGCTGATCAGCGCCGCCGACGTGTTCGACCGCATCCTGCGCCAGCACATGACGCTGTGGGCGATCTACGACTACGGCACCCTCGTCGGCGCATTCGTCACCCAGGTCGAGAGCGGCAGTCGCGGCCGCGCCCTCAACGTGATCTCGCTGGGCGGCGAGAACATGGAAGACTGGCTCGCGCCGCTGATCGAGTCGTTGGTCGAATACGGCCGCACCAACCGCTGCGCCTACATCTTCGAGATGGGCCGCAAGGGCTGGCTGCGGGTGCTCGAAAGGCATGGGTGGGTCGAAGGACCGCGCACCATGATCAAGGTGATCTAGATGGGTTCGCTCTTCGGCTCCTCCGGCGGCCAGCAGCAGCAACAGCAGCAGACGCAGTCGTCCAACCAGACGACTCGCTACTCGCCCGAGTACGAAAACTACGTCAATTCGATCCTGCAGCGCGCCACTTCGGCGGCCGACAAGCCGCTGGAGCAGTACGACGTCAACAAGATGTTCGCGGGCTTCACGCCCGATCAGCAGCAGGCCTTCCAGCAGATCAGGAACTACCAGGGGGCCTACCAGGGATACTTCGATCAGGCCAAAGGCGGTCTCGACAAGGCGGGCCAGCTCGACGTCAAAGGCTCCGCCCAGCCCTACCTCGATGCCGCGGGCAACGCGGTACGGCCATGGGAGGCCGGTGCCGGAGCGCTCAGTGCGTCGGGCATGGGCTGGACGACTCCCGGCGTGCGCGACGCCTATATGGGCGACTACCAAGAAGGCGCGATCAATCGGGCGGCCGATCTCAGCAATCGCAACTTCATGGAAAAGACCATGCCCGGCATCACTTCGCAGTTCGCGAAGGGGCAGGGCGCATTGGGTCGCGGCAACTACGCGCGCTTCACCGGCAACGCGGTGCGTGATCTCGCGGGCGAGCAGGCGGGCACTGCCGCGACGATGATGGACAAGGGCTACTGGCAAGCCGCCAACACTTTCGGCGCGGACCAGACGCGCCTGCAGCAGGCCGGGGTCGGGCTCGGCAACCTCGCCAACCAGAACATGGGGGCGCTCTCCAACCTCGCCAAAACCAACGCCGACATCACCACCGGGGCGGTCAATACCGGCATCGGGCTCAGCAACGCCTACGCCCAGCAGGCCGGTGCTCTTTCGAACATCAACCTGATGAACACCAATGCGCTGCTGCAGGCGGGCAATCAGCAGCAACAGCAGGAGCAGCTTCCGCTGACGGCGCTCTACCAGCAGTTCCAAGAGCGCCAGAAGTATCCGTTCGAGATGGTGAACTTCCTGAACGCCGCGCAGCGGGGGCTCAACTTCCCGACGACTCAGAGCGGCAGTCAGGTCTCGCAGGCCGGTTCGTCCTCGGGCTCGACCAGCACGCCGTCGACTGCGGGCAGCGTGCTCGGCGTGCTGTCGGCCGCCAATTCGCTCGGCGGCAAGGGCAACGTCGGCGGCCTGGAGCGCGGCTACAACGCGCTCTTCGGCGGCAGCGGCGATTCGTCGGCGACCTCGCCGTCGACGGCGATGAACCAGTGGTACCAGGGCACATTGCCCGGCACCGGAGCCGACTGGGCGAATACCGGCGGCGCGGGCGCGGCCCGTGGCGGCTCGCTGCGCGCCATCCAGCGCCGTGTGCCAAGGTTCTATCGTGGCGGCGCGGTGAGTCGTTACGCCGTAGGGGGCGACGTCCCGGTCGCCCGCGGCATGAACCTGCAGAACCAGCCGCCGATGCCGCCGCCCGGAGGAATGTCGCCGCCGTCGATGGGCGCATTGCCGCCGAGCCCCTTCGCCGCCTCGGGCGGCCTGTCGATGCCGATGATGCCGCCGATGCCCAATGGTGGCGTGCCGCCCGGCGCATTGTCTGGAGGTAGGTAATGGCTGACACCCCTCCGGCGACCCCGACCGAAACTCCGCCGCAGAACCCCAACCTCGCGGTCATCGCCGCGGCGATGAACCCTTATGCGACGGTCAATCTCGACGAGGCCAAGAAGCTCAAGGAGCAATACGCCGGAGAGTTGTCGACGACTCGCGGCGCGCTCAGTCAGGCCTCGGGAAGGCGCGACGAAATCACGGCGCGTAACCTGCGTGCGATAGACGAGTCGATTCAGGGTCTCAAGGATGCGCGTACTGGAACCTATGGTCTCGACCCCGCCGTCACCGCAGCCCTGGCGGCGGGTCTTTTGAAGCCAAGCGGGGGTGGTGGCTTCCTCGCCGAACTCGGCCAGGGCATGGCCAATGCCGCCCCGGTGATCGCCGGGCTGCAGACCAAGGATCGCGACTCCTACGCCCTGTTGGCCGAGCTGCAGCGCAAGCGCGGCGACTTCGAGGCCGAGCCGATCAAAGACGACATGACCGAGCTGCGCGCCCGCGAGAAGTTGGAGATGGCCAACCTCAAGGAGGCCGAGAAGGCGCTGACCCGCGCCCCGCCGGGCACCGGACCGGCGGCCAAGGAGAAGATCGACCTCGCCAAGAAGAAGCTGATCGAGGGCATCATTGCGCGCGCCCAGACCGACGCCGACAAGGCGACGACCGGCATGATGCACGCCGACACCGGCAAGACGCTCAGCATCACCGACAAGCAGAAAATCCAGAAGTATCTCGCCCTCGAAGCGGTCAAGGACCACAACCGCCGGACCAAGGAAGGGTCCGACGACTGGATCGATCCGGCGCAGTTCGCGATGACCGAGCCGGAAATCGCCGAGGCGGTGGCGCTGGCCGACAAGGCGGTGCCCGACGACAAGGGCCAGCACCGCGACTACAACGAATACCTGCGGACCACGACCGACAAGCCGCCCAAGAGCAAGCCCGAATGGGAGGCCCAGAACGCCGCCCACAAGACGGTGACGGTCAAGCGCGCCGAGGAGCTGCTGGCCAGCGAGAACGCGCTCGACAGCACGCTGGCCACGACCGCCACCCTGAAGGAAGTCGCCGAGAAGCTGCTGACCCATCCCGGCCTCAACGGCATCACCGGCAATCTCCGGGGCTCGGAAAGCTATCCTGGCATGGGCAACGACGAGGTCTCGGCCATCGCGCTCTACAAGCAGCTCAAGTCCATCGAGTTCCTCAAGGCGCTGCCCAACATGAAGGGCTTCGGCCAGTTGACCGAGGCCGAAGGAGCCAAGCTGCAGGCTTCGCAGAACGCGCTGGAGCGCCGCATGTCGACCGATGGCTTCCGCGCCGAGCTGCAGGCCATCGTCGACCGCGCCAACAAGCTGGAGGCGCGGCTGCGCGAGCGCCACGCCGAGAAGGAGCGCAAGGCCGGTGCATCGGGCGGGGCCAAGACGCCGACACCCGAGCACATCGAGATGCTCAAGAAGGACCCGTCGCTCGCCGAGTTCTTCGACAAGACCTATGGCGCGGGCGCAGCCGCCAAAGTGCTGGGGCAATAGATGGCCGACCCTCCTCGCATCAATCCGTTCGAGCCGCGGCCCAATCCGTTCGAGACCCCCGCGGCCGCGGCTCCTCCCCCTCCGCCACCGCCGACTTCCGGCGGCCAGGGCTACGGCGGACCCGAGCCGCCGCCGGGCACGATCACGCCGCCCGAGCCGATGAGCTGGTGGGATGTTGCCGGTAAGGCGGCCTGGAACTCGCCATCGAGCGCCGCCAATGTCGTCAGCGGCGTCGTCCAGGCGGTCGCCGATCCGGTGACGACCGGCAAGGTGATTGGCGATCTCGTGCATGGTGGCCTGTCGAAGCTCGGCGGCGCGACCGACGAGGAGGTCGAGGAGGCCAAGCAACGACTCCACTTCCTGAGCGCGCTCGATCCCGACAAGCCGGTCAACATTCCCGGCATGGGCACGGTGATCCCCAAGAACGTCATCCCCAACCTCAAACACATCGCCGAACAGAACTCGACCGAGCGGGTCGCCGCGCGCAAGGAGATCGAGAAGACCTTCGAGACGATGAAGGATTTCTATGTCGAGCGTTACGGCTCGGTAGAGGGCTTCAAGAAGGCCGTCGCCGAGGACCCGGTTGGCGTCCTGCTCGACGTCTCGACCGTGCTCACCGGCTACGGCGGCTTGGCCCGTGGCGTCGGTTCGGCGGTCGCCCAGACGGGAGCCCGCACCGTCGCCAAGGCAGTGACCAAGACCGGCGAAGTCGCCAGCAAGGTCGGCGCGGCGGTTGATCCGCTCAATCAGGCGATCAACCTCGGCACATGGACGACGACCAAGGCGATCCCGACCGTCGCCAAAGAGTGGGTGGGCGCGGCGACCGGTGCAGGTCCCGACGCGATCAGCGAGGCGTTTCAGGTCGCC